CGGCTATGCGGCAGTAGCTCCAAAGCTTCCTGGTGGCTACACCTCAAACGATAACGCTTAGTAAGACTCAATAGTCTGAGCCAGTCCGCTCCCGAGCTGGCTTAGACCCCTAGAACGAAAGGAAGGCGAGATGCCAACAATAGTCACGGCCACAGAGCTAAGAACCATTCTTGGCGTCTCGTCATCCCTCTATTCAGATGCTTACCTAAACGACATTATCGACACCTCGGAGAACTTGATTCTCCCAATGCTTGTTACTTTCCAAAGCAAAATCAACAAAGTAAAACTAGAAAATAATGTCGCTTATTTTGAAACAGCGACTATTCACGAGTTTACTCAAGGCCAATCCGTCATTATTACTGGATGCGGTTCGCCATTCAACGGAACTCACACAGTAACCGACGACGAGATTACCGACTATGTATTTACCGCCTCAATCACAAATGCTGACATACTGGAAAAGAACATTATCCCAGCAGGAAACGCTGCTCTCTCTGGCCTCTCAACCTATGTCGCAAACCCTAACGTCGAATCTGCTGTATTGGCTATCTCTGTCGAAATCTTCCAAGCTCGCACAGCCTCCGGCGGATCAATCGAAGGAATCGATTTCGCAGTAACTCCTTATCGCCTTTCTAAAAATCTTCTTGCCAAAGTAACTGGTCTTCTTGGCCCTTATCTCGACGTTGAAGCGATGGTCGGATAATGCCTAGCACTATTCTTTCTTCCATCCGGACACCGCTGGCCACCGCGCTCGGGTCGGTATCTGCGAACGTTTATCCATACGTTCCAGAGGCGGTTCAAGTGCCAGCGGTTATTCTTGTTCCAGATTCGCCTTACTTAGAACTCAACACAATCAACGACTCAACAATTCACGCCAAAATCAATATGACCATCACTTGCGGAGTCGCCTATCTATCTAATCCAGCTTCTCTCGATAATCTTGAACAGCTCATTCTTTCAGTTTTGGCAGTTATACCGGACGGCTACACAGTCGGCCCAGTCGAACGGCCTTCGGTTACGCAAGTGGGTGCGGTCAATTTATTGGTCGCAGATATTCGCGTTTCCACCTATTACACACAGACAAACTAAGGAGAAATAAGTGGCAACCACAGTCATCACCGGTCGCGACATTTCGCTATCTTTCACAGGTGGAACAGATATCGAAGCCCAAGCGACTAACGCTGTATTGACCAAGACATTCGTTCGCGAGACTTATCAAACACTCGACGGCGAAGCGTATAAGGTCGTCAATGTCGAAGGCACATTCCAGCTCGATATGCTCGCCGACTGGGGCAAGACTTCCTCAGTATGCGAAGCACTCTGGACAGCTTGCGACACAAATCCAAACTCAGAAATTAGCATTACACTCACAGCCGCATCAGGCGCGCAATTCGTTTTCCCAGTCTTGCCAGAGTACCCAACCGCTGGCGGATCTGGAATTGATGCTCAGACTGTTTCTTATACCTTCAAGGTGGCAAGAGGCGAAGTCACAGAGACATTTAGCTAAGAGATAGGAATCGGGAGCAATGAAATTATCAATCACAATCAAATACAGTAACGGCGAGGAAGTCACTTACAACGCTGGGCTCCCTGAATGGGCCAAGTGGGAACGTAAGACTGGCAAGTCGATTTATTCAATGAAAGATATTTCGGCGTATCAGCAAGCGGACTTTCTAGATTTGGCCTATTTCGCTTACAAGCGAGAAGCGGCAGGAAAGCCGACTAAGTCCCAAGAAATCTGGGAGTTATCGGTTGAAGAGATGACGATTGGAGATGAAAGCCCAAAAGCTACGAGTCCGGAAGCATAAATCGCCTTATCGTTGAGATAGCGATAGCAACCGGAATCCCGATGAGCGAATGGACTGACATCGACCAAGTCCTAACGGCGATTGAAATACTAAAGGAGCGGAGCGGTGGTAGATGAGCCAATATCCTATGACCGGCGCGAACTTAGGTCAGTCATTGCCGCTTTCAAAGCGATGGACGCTGAAGCTGTTGATGCGGCTAAACAAGAAAGTTACGCGCTGGCTCAATACGCCGCCAATGAAGTCAAAGCCTACGGAGTCGGTAGAACTTTCGGACAGGCCGTTGTCGATCGTATTACAAGTGGGGTTAGGGTTTCAAAGTCCTCGAAGGTTGGCGAGTTCTCTTATGGATTCGCGACTCAACGTTTTTCGGGTGGAGGAACGACTCGCGACCTCTGGGCAGGTTATGAGTTCGGATCTAATCGCTATCGTCAGTTCCCTCGACGCACTCCCCGACAAGGTCGAGGAAATAGTGGCTATTTCATCTACCCAGCACTTCGTAAGATACAGCCTGAACTGATTCGCAAATGGGAAGAAGCGTTCTCAAAGATTTTGAAAGAGTGGGATAAATAATGGCCGGAAGTAGAACTCTCAAGCTCTCCATACTTGCCGACGTTGATAATCTCAAGAAGGAACTCGACAAAGGCTCGAAAGAGGTCGAGGGCTTCGGTGGTAAGTTAGAAAAGTTTAGCGCGGCCGCCAAGGCCGCATTTGCCGCTGCCGCTGCTGCTGCCGCCGCCTACGCGGTCAAGTTGGCAGTCGATGGAGTCAAGGCCGCCATTGAAGACGAAGCCGCTCAGAAGCGTTTAGAGACGGCTCTCAAGAACGTCACAGATGCGACTGATGCTCAAGTCAAAGCAGTTGAGGCGCAAATCCTCAAGACCTCACTCGCTACTGGAGTAGCCGACGATAAACTTCGTCCAGCGTTCCAGCGTTTAGCAATCGCAACAGGTGATCTCACAAAGTCCCAAGAATTACTTCAACTTGCCTTAGATATTTCTGCCTCAACTGGTAAAGATGTCGAGACTGTTTCTAATGCTTTAGGTAAAGCCTATGAGGGCAATACTGGAGCCCTGACTCGTTTAGGTATTGGTCTATCAGCCGCCGAAATAAAGACCTTGGGTCTCGAAGGCGCAATTAGCACACTTAGCGCAACTTTCGGAGGCGCGGCCGCTGAACAAGCTGAAACTTTCGAGGGCAAGATGGCAAGAGTGCGAGTGGCTTTTGATGAAGCCAAAGAATCACTCGGAGCCGCCCTTCTCCCAGTTATCGAACGATTCTTCCAATTCATCACCGAGACAGCCATTCCAAAGCTTCAACAATTCAAAGAGACCGCCATTGATCCAGTTATCAAGGCCTTCAAAGACAATGAGGAAGCAATTCGCGGACTTTACAATTTTGCCAAAGATGTTCTCGTTCCATTCTTAGGCATTACTTTAGGCAACGCTCTCAAGGGTCTAGCCTCAGTCGCTTCATTTATTGTCAGCGCAGTCTCAGCAGCTCTCAGAGCCCTTGAGCCAATTATTAACGCGGCTATTTCTGGTCTCAACGCAATTATCAAATTGAAAAATCTTCTTACTGGTGGCCCTGATACTCCGACCATTGGCAAGATTAGTTTCTCAGGTGCTTCTTCAAGCGGCGGTAATACTGTACCGACTGGCTCACTCCCTAGCGGTTTCAAGCCAGCAGGAACGACAACCACTACCACAGGCACAGTCACAACCACGACGACGACGACGCCAACAGTCCCCACAACAACTGTCCCATCAATTACTCAATTAGACCTCCCAAGCGGTAACGCGATTCCTAGCAACTTCAACGTTTCGGGAGTGAGAGCCGCTGACGAAGTTGGCAACATCATCATAAACGTCAATTCGCCCTCCATAGTAGATCGCGAAGGATTTAGCCGAGCGGTCGTCGATGCGTTGAATGAATCCAACTCTCGCAATGGTGGAGGCGGCGGAGGACTTCGCGGAACGGCTCAAGTCCAATGACAGTCTTCAGCCCTGTCTATCGCATTAGAGTCAATGGCTACACAGTCACAGACGCAACCCTTAGCGGTCTAACTGTCACATCTGGCCGAACGGATATTTACTCGCAACCGGTTGCCGGTTACGCCAACATCACACTTATTGAAACGGCTGAAGCATCAATCCCCTATGAAATCAACGATGCTATTAGCGTCGAAGTTCAAGATTCGAACGGCGATTATGTAAGTTTATTCGGTGGGAATCTGACCGATATTAGTGTGACAGTTCGAAGCTCTGGATCTATTGCTCTGAGCCAAGTCGTTCAAATTATCGCGGTCGGCTCTCTGGCTCGTCTGGCTCGCGCTGTCTATACCGGCAACCTACCTCACGAATACGATGGCACTCGAATCTATAACCTACTTTCCGATTTACTTTTCAACACTTGGCAAGACGTTCCAGCGGCAACCACTTGGGCGACCTATACGCCGACAACCACTTGGGCCAACGCTGAGAACTCAGGACTCGGCGAGATTGACCAACCCGGAGATTATGAGCTTCATTCGCAGACTGGGCTCAATGACACTATTTACAACATCGCCACATTTACGGCGACTTCTGGTCTTGGCTATCTTTACGAGGATGCTCAAGGCCGCATCGGTTATGCCGACTCCACTCGCCGCGGTCAATATCTCGCAACTAATGGATACGTCGATTTAGACGGCGGTCACGCCATCGGCCCGAATCTGGCTATTGTGAAGCGAGCTGGCGACGTCCGTAACGCTATAACACTTTCCTATGGCTCTAACAGCTCATCTAGTACGACCGCCTCTGATCCTGACTCAATCACCCTATTCGGCCAATTAGCCTCGACCATTACCACAAGCCTGAGAAACGCTCCTGACGCCGAAGACCAAGCCGCCTTCTATCTTGAGATTCGCGCTTATCCGCAGTTTGAGATGAAGCAAATAACCTTCCAGATGGGCAACCCAGAAATTGACGACACCGATCGAGATGCCCTTCTCAACGTCTTTATGGGCCTTCCGCTCAACATAACCAACTTGCCAGTCAATATGGTCGAAGGGGCATTCCAAGGATTTGTCGAGGGCTGGACTTGGACGGCTTCGCTCAATCGTCTAGAGCTGACGTTATATCTTTCGCCGGTGGCTTACTCGCTTCAGGCGTTCCGTTGGAATAACGTTCCAGCGGTTGAAACTTGGAATACCATTTCGCCCACTTTAGAGTGGCTCAACGCTACAATAGTCGCCTAGAAGGAGAACAATGGCAACGACTACAAATTACAGCTGGACTACTCCAGACGATACAGACCTCGTCAAGGATGGAGCCTCGGCCATCCGATCACTCGGTTCAGCTATTGACTCAACAGTTTTTACAAACGCCGGCAACGCAATCAACAAAACAATTGTGGATGCCAAAGGTGATTTAATAGCTGCAACCGCAGCCGATACTGTAGCAAGGTTGGCGGTTGGAACTAATGGCCAAGTTTTAAAAGCAAATAGCGCAACTGCTACTGGTTTAGAATGGGGTTCGGCTGGCGGGTTAGGTTGGACGCAAGTAGCCACAGGCTCACTCACCGGAGCCAGCGTTTCTGTAACGGGCTTAGGTTCTAAAGAATATATGCTGGCTTTCGATGGTTGGAGTCACGATGACGTCACTAACCGAAGCTTAAATATGACTTTCAACTCCGATACTGGCACAAATTATGTAAATGGGAATACGAATAAAACCGCGGCAAACATTCAAATTACTGGAACAGCTAATAGCTCTTCTACGCTTTATTCTACTTGTTTTGTTTTAGGCGCGGGTGATACCGAAGAAATAAAAATGGTTTTGCTACCCGTAGTTAATGCTCAAACTTTGGGCGGTACTTGGTGGAATTCCAGCGCCGTTACTTCAATTCAATTTTTTCCTTCTGCTGGTAATTTTGATGCTGGAACTTATTACATTTATGGAAGAGGTTAAAAATGATTAGAGTCATCCATAATGCAGAAACTGGTGAAATCAAAGAAGAATTAATGACTGCCGATGAAATAGAAAACTTTGAAAATTACAGAGCTCAAATTGCAGCGGCAGAGGACCAAATGTTCAACGCCAAATCAGCACTATTAGAAAAACTCGGTATAACCGAGGATGAAGCTAAACTGCTGCTGAGCTAATGGCCAAATTATGCAAAGCGGGCCAACAGCTACGCGAGCAAATAGACGATGATTATCCAGACCGCGACCGCAAATCGGACGGCTGGATAGCAGACGCTCGTCACTTTGCTAATGGCAACTCGGATCACATTCCTAGAAACGGAATAGTCCGAGCTTTAGATATTGATGCCAACCTAAACGCTCACCCTGAAGAAACTTACGCTTTAGTGGAAAAAATCCGCAAATGCGCCAAGCGCGGGGATAAGCGTATTAAATACATAATTTATGACGGCAAGATTATGAGTCCAATTCTTAACTGGAAACGCAGAAAATACAGAGGCACTAACCCGCACCGCTCGCACTTTCACGTCAGCTTTACAACTCTGGGAGACAACAACGGAAAATGGTTCGACCTAGAAGGAGAAAGACAAAATGCTAAACGATTTAAAAAAGGCAGCGGAGAGCTGGATCAAGACATTTCTAGCAGCAGCCCTAGCGACCTACCTAGCGGTGGGCCTAGATGTCAATGCCATTGCCAATGCCGCAATAGCATCAGTCTTGCCTAGCATCATTAACTGGCTTAACCCTAACTACGAGCGTTACGGAAAAGTCCGGTAATGGCTCCCGGGGATATTGCGGCTTTCATAGCTTCTGTTCTCGGATCTATCGGGTTACTTATCGCTGGTCTTAGATACATAATAAAACTTGAGAACCTTCCGCTGATTTCACGGCTTGACAAGTTAGAATCTACCCTTGAGTTAGCCCTACGGGAAAAGGTGGCAAAAGGTGGCACAAAAGCGCGGCGTTAAGAAGCCAGTTAAGAAAGTGGCTAAAAAGCGCAGAACAGTTAAAGAGCTGCCTACCAAGCTAGATTTTTGGGCTATTGCCTGTAAAGAGATTTATGAAACTTGCCGCCGGAATGGAATGGACGAAGGAACGGCTTTGGCTTTTGCTATGGATCGCTCGTCTTGGCCGGACTGGGTTATCGACCCTTCAGACCCAATTAAAAAAATTGGGTGGGAAGACGGAGAAGAGGACGTCTAATCTACCTTCGCGAGGTCGAACTATTTGAGGCACTCAAGGCCATCTATCCGGACTTGACGCCACTATCAGCGACCGACCGAGCCGACGGCATTACTAGCGACTCCTATATCGAGATGAAGTGCCGCCGCACCCATTACGACACTCTCATCATTGAGAAGAAGAAGTGGGATTATTTGGCCGATATAAGGGCTAGGACAGGGGCTAGGACGCTTTATATCAACGCGACGCCTAGAGGGGTCTATCAGTTCGATTTAGGGGCTCTAGAGGCTCCTGAGTGGCATTGGAAGGCATTACCCGACAAGACCGACTTCGCTGGTAGCCATAAGGTTGAGAAGCTCTGCGCCTTCCTCCCAATCCGACTCGCCGAACTCCTACTTGTATAAATCCATTTAGCTAATTACATTTATCCCACTAAATCCATTTAGAGGATTTGGAAGGGAGAATAAGTGATAAATAAACCGCAAGTAATTCGATTTGATTCTACTTCGGGAGCTTGGTCAGATGGTAAGAATTACGTCAAGGGCCAGAT